TGTATTGATGGCAAGTTCTCCTAAATCTAAGTCTGCTGTGGTAGGTACCTTGCTTGGTACACTACTGCGTTTAATCTGTACTTTACTGGCCATGTGGCTGCCCCTTTAAGCTATTTAGCTGGGAAATATTTAGTAGGTACCGCAGTCGATTGTATCAATAGTGACTAATCCTGCGGTTACATCAAAGTTTAGTGCGTCAAACTGTGCCAGACCTTTAATCAAGGTTGTGGCAGTTGGAATTACAGTGTGCGCAATAGCGGTCACTAAACCTTTAGCATTAACTGTAACAGTAGGAACTGTTAAGCTATCACCGAATGTACCAACGTTGCTGTTGACAGTGGCTAGTGTAATTGCTGCGCTTACGTTTGCTGTACCGTTAACGCCTACTAAGGTAGCTGTTGCGTCGCCGGTTAAGCTCAAATCGCGAGCAGTTTGCCACTGTGTTGTTGTATCTGCGTTGCCTTTTAGCGCACCAAATACTTGTGCAACTACTAGGTCTTTGTTAAAGTTCCAGCGATCATTTGCGCTGGTATATGTTAAGGTAGCTGGTGTAGCAGGACCTGTAATCGTCAAGCCAGCTCCGTCTGCCATGGCCGCGTTTGTAGCATCCTTGGCCAGCTCAATATTCTTATCACCAATTGCAACTGTGGTACTATTAACAGTTGTAGTTGTACCTAATACGGTTAGGTTACCAGTAATCGACGCATTGCCATCAATGTTGATATTTGCTGCGGTAATGTCGTTGCTGTTTAGTGTACCGTTTACTGTAACGTCGTTAAATGTAACGTTACTGGTTGGTGCAACTGCTTGTGGTAAGTTAATTGTAATAGTGTTGTTTGTTACAGCTGTGGTAACACCCACGCCGCCCACAACACTTAGTGTATCACTTAATAAGTCGATACCGTCTGTACCTGTTGTACCAGCAATATTTAGTACAGTAGCAACGCTGACTGTACCTGCTGCAGTTAGTCTACCCTTGCTATCTACTGTAAAAGTAGGAATCTGTGTAGTGCTGCCATAAGTGCCAGCTGTCACACCAGTATTTGCCAGTGTAATTGCTGTACTAATATTTGCTGTACCATCAACGCCGGTGAAACTTGCAGTAGCATCACCAGGTAAACTCAGTGTGCGTGCATTTAACCACTTAGTAGTAGTTGCAGAATTACCAATTAAATCTGCAGTAATATTGCGTGCTGCAAAGTCACCGTTACTATCACGACGCACAAATGCGCTGACAGTATTTAGATGTGTACCTGCGTCTACCAAATCTGTGTAACGCTTACCACCGATGATAATGTGATTTACCGCATTACCTGCAGTTTCCACACCCATACCAATGTACAGTCTATCACCACCGTTACTGCCGTTATCCGCCAGTGCGCTATACGCTAGTTCACCTGCTGCCAAGACAGCTGGGTTACCACTAACGTCGCTGCGCTTTATTCTTAATAAAGAAGCCATATGTTATCCCCTTAAAACTGACCTGCTTCAAAAATCTGCTTTTCCAGCAGGTTAGTAGCTGTCCATTTATTTGTTGCGGCATTATAAATAAGTATACCGCCGTCCTGTAATGCGCTTACATCCACGTCGCTGCTATTAGTTAGTGTACCTACCATATTTGGCGGCATCATGCCACTGGTAACTACTTGTGTAACTTGTACATTGGCAACAACTGTTTTTCCTAAATCAGTTACTACTACTTGGGTCATCGTGTTACCTCCCGCACCAGGGTAATATTACCACTAGCAAAAGTAACTACGTTATTTCCGTTGAATAGCTCAATGGAATACACAGCAGTAGTAAAATCAAAGTTTTGAGTCATACTGCCCAAAATAGTAACTTGAATAGTTTTGTTTGTATCGTTTACCACAATCTGATAGTTGGCGCTGGTAGCTTCGTGTAACACAACGTTACTGTCTACACTTTCACGTATTTGCATGCGTGCGCTGTAGTTTGCTAGTGGAACTGGTTGGTTAAACTCTACTACACCGCCACTAGTATAAGCCGAGTATCCTAGACTGTTAGTTTGGTTGATTTCGATGGTCGTACCGGTTACGCTGGTAGCTAAATAGTAGCTGTCGCCTTGACTATTTATTTCCTTCATACCGCCAGCACCTACCACACGAAACCGCCAACCTTGCGGCAAGTTATGGTTTGCGCTAGTAGTGATTACGCATGGAGCAGCTTTGGTGATTGTTTGTATGGGTACATAAACTTTTGTTTCTGATTCCCAGCGAAACGTCTCCTGAAAGGTGCTGCCTTGATAAATTTTATAATTGATCTTAGCTGGTTGCATTGGTAGTTACCTTTACTTTCCTTACAGCAGCTACTCTTTTGAAAGCATTCAACTCGCTGGTCAGTGCTATAACTTCTGTTTGTAGCTTGTCATTCTCTATACAGAGTTGACGTAACTGACTATTTAACTGAATGATTTCTTGCTGTAATTTGCCTAACTCTGTACTAAGGATCGTATTTTGTTGACTAACACGCTCCAGCTCTTTGTGCATTAATGCCATTACACTGTCGGCTGACTCAGACAGTTTCCAGTCCTTTGTAACCTTTTTGATACCAAAAGCTAATGCAATTACTGCTAATGATAGAATTATGATGGCATCTAACGCTTGAACTCCTGTTACCTCCATGATTGATTTCCTCTAGCAGTAACTGTTAAAACTCTTCGAGTTGAATTGTTGAGCTATACATTGTGTATGTTGTATGCGCTATATTTGACAGTGTGTTGAATCTGCCGTATAGTGAATACATTTGCTCTTTATCTTGGTAAGTGTCTTGTGGAAACACAGACACAAATATTGGAGTAGCTTTTCCTTGTACTCGCAATATGTCAAATAGTTGAAATTTGTCTGCTTCATTTAAGTACTGCAGATCAAACTGTAGTGTTTTACTTTTAGGTTGTTTTACCACATATTGATCGCCACTTTGTAGACGTTCAATAGTGGTAGCATCATTGTAGCCAACAGAAACACCGTAACCAACGTTGTGCGTAGGCGACCAGTATTTTCCAATTATAAACCTACTTATCTTTACAGATTTGTTGAAGCTAACGGTAAAACTAGTGCTTCCACTTACTGTTAGGTACGCTGCTACATATTTTACACCACCAAATGCTACGTTAGGAGTAGTATTACTACTAGTAGTATTTTCACTAACACTGCCGGAAACGGTCATTGTAACAGGGCCAATATCTTCAGCCAAAACTGCTACTACGGCTATAGACCCTGTTAAACTACTGGTAGTAACTGTAAAGCTGCTGCCGGTTTGAAACTGGGATTTATAGTCGTTGCAAGCTGCAGCCGTTGCGCTTCCACCAACCGCTGTAACTTGATTGTTCGATACTATTCTTAGATTTGCCATAAGTACTATAAACCCTGTTAAATAGTTTATATAAATCATTCGCAATAAGTCTTGCAATGATCCATATACGTCACCTATACGATTAATCTGGCTTTGCGACTGTTACCAAAAATTTATAGACCAATACAACATTTTGATATATTATATCACAAGGGCAGAAACTTGTCAATGCAAAAAAATACCCTGCCCAATGGTTTGAGCAGGGTATTTTGGCAAGGTATAATTGTGGTTTAGCTTAATTTGAGGAGTTTGTAGAAATTTGTACTGTATACACAGCTGTAACAGGTACGTACTGTTGAGTAGTTATAGCCCAAATAGTACGAGTAGCATTTAACTGCAACCAGCCACTACTTGGTTCAGCATTTCCACCGCTCAAACTGGTTCTAGTAAATCTGATCCAGTAATTATTACCTACTCCCGCAGTTGCAGGTGTAATCCAGGTTCCATTTAGTAGAAGACCTGCATAGTCGTTAGCGTTCCAAGTACCGTCAGAATTAGTGTACAATGCAACGGCACTATCAGGACCAATGTCGTATGCACTAAAAGTTTGACCGTTGTATCCAATACTAACTGTTGCACTAGATGGATTAGAAACAGTAACAGTATGAGTTCTAGTATTACCACTGCCACCGGAAAAATCAAAGTAGTAAGTATAGGTATCGGCTGTACTGAAATTAACGTTAGTAAATGTAAAACTACCGCTGCTATCTAAAGTTCCTGACCCGCTTGCAGCTCCGCTATACGAAAACGTAGTATTAGGCATACCGCCTGTGATTACTATGTTAACGTTTTGACCTGCAGTAGCTGTGCTGGGACTAATCTGTTCATTATAAACTACAGCACTATTTATAGTAATGCTATAAGATTTACTTGCACTAAATCCATCGTTAGAGTATGCTGTAATGGTGAAGCTAGAGGTGCCTTGTGTGCTTGGAGTACCTGTTAAACTTCCGCCAGTACTTAAGCTTAAACCACTTGGCAGAGATCCGCTAGTAACATAGAAGCTATACGGAGATTGTGCTCCACTAGCACTAATAGTTTGGCTATAGCTACTATTAACAGTTCCGTTTGGTAAACTGGCGGGGCTGATCGTTATTGTTGGCGGGGTGCTTATAGTAATGCTATATGCCTGACTGCCGGTATAACCATTGTCATCTTCTGCACGTATAGTAAAATTATAAGTATTGGCAACATTGGGTGTACCACTTATAGTTCCATTAGTACTAAGATTCAGACCGCTAGG